CTACGTCAGTGGCCGAACAATATACGCGGTAGCCTTTTTTTTCAATGACAATTAAATAGTGATCAAATACTTCATAATCGCCATTGTCGTTTTTCCAAATAAGATTATTTGTTAGCGTACCAAATTCTTCGCGAAGTATATGTTTAAATTCGGCTGTATAGTTCATTTAAAACCGTAGTGAATTACTAACCAAGCTGTGGTGCCAGCAAAAACACCTATTAATGCGGTTCCCCAAGCAATAATTTGATCATTGCGTTTAGAAGACATTGCAACGACCATATCTCGAATTTCACGAATCATAGAATTATTATCTTCAATTTTTTCGTCTAATATGTCTAATCTATTTTCTAGTGCGTTGTATCTTTCTGCGCAGAGTTCTACATGAGCCTCAAGGCTTTTCTTTTCGATATCGGTAGCTTCAATCATTTTTAAATCCTCTATTATAATTCTTTGCATTATTTATAATAATTTGCTAAACCAGATGTTTTGATTTTCGCCTTTTGGCACAAGAACAGGCCCAATTCCTTGCTTTTCAGTCAACCCCGTAAGCATGGGAACACCATCAGCATCTATTAATAGTATTCCCACTGGGTTGTCTTGTGATTCAAAAACTCCTACAGCCTCAACTTCAAACTCAAATTCCCAAACGTTTTTTATCTTTTTTGGTATTGTTAAATCAAATATTTGGGTACGCATAGATAATAGTTGGGTAATAGTTTCCCAATTCCTCTGTTGATTTCTAGAACGATTCCATAATATTTCATTTTCAATAGATTGATCGGCTTTATCTTTAAATGGTATTCGCGATGATTTGTAGTGCCCAGTAATACCAGTGGCAGTAATATCAAAAAAAGTTTTACATGAAAATTTCATTGTGAGTTTTTTGACAATTCATATAAAATCTCGACTTGCTCACACAATTCATTAATTACCGGGTTATCTTTTCTGGCGGCTAATATAAATTGCCAGCGTTCTTGCTCCCGTAAATCTGCTAAATCCTTTTCCAAAGCTGGATCTTGTGAATGCAATTTCCTAATGTTTGAACCAGGATGCCGAGCATAAACCGTGCGGCCGCCTTCTAAAGATTCAAAAATGGTAACTTCGGTAATCTTACTAACTGTCATAATAGATGTATTTAACTCATTTTAGCAAGGACGTAAACTAATGTCAACAAAAAAGCACCTTGCGGTGCTTTCCTGATATTTTAAAGTTGCCTTTAAAATTAGCTGGCTGAAGTTGCTGTAGAAGCCAAACGGAAACCAACTGTTGTTACAGTTGCAGCTGCTACGTTACAATATGTATTAGCTGTGGAATTGTAAATATTTCCCAATGCTGTAATTGTAGCGGCAAAGTTTGTTGCTGCTTGGGCGTTAGCAATGTTACCAAAAGCGCCTGTTGGATAAACGGCCAAACTAAAATCAACTGCGTTATTTGTATTGTCTACTTGATAAAAAGCAACTGTACAAGTTTGTTGAATAGCTTGGATAATTTGCTGAATTGCGCCGTTAACACCAGCTTGATTAAAACCTGAATTGCCAAGACCAACACCAAAAAAGTCTAGTTTTGGACCTTGAATCATTACTGGTACGCCAGCTGGGGCATATGCTGTGTTTGCTGCTAACTGTGGGCCATTGAGTGTGTCAATAGCGAATACTGGTTGTGAACCACCTGATACTAATGGAATTTGTGCCATTTTTAAATCTCCTTATGTATGTGGACCCGAAAGTCCTACAAGTATTTAGTCAAATGACTAAAAATGGCATCTTTGGTGTAGATTATACAGGATTATTTTGCTGGCGATTGGCGCGACTAAAGTCAAATCTATTAACAAATTTAACAGTTCCGCCGGGAATTGCTATAACCCAACCCTCTTGCCCTGGGTGCTGCAGGTCCAGTTGATGCAATAAATCAGTTTTTATATCGTGTAACAATACAAACGCCGAAAATGCGGCAGAAATACCATTCATATTTGAGCGGGGGCTTTGTAAATATTCTACAATATTATTATACTTGCTAGGAGTAACTTTTTGCTGTAGCCATTTACCAAATTCTGGTAATAGTTGATTAGGATCAAAATTAGTAATATTAACATTCTTTACTAAACTATTGATATAATCAATACAAAGTTTAGGTAAATCTGTAATTTTTAAAGTTCTAAGCTCTGTTGGATCAAACAAAGTATTAATACTGTTACCATGAATGCTTATCAGTTGTTTTAATTGTTTAACTTTCCCACTATCTTTGGGCTTAACATTTTCTGTAGGTCTTATGGGTTCAATTAACAGTAACCCAGGAACAGGATTTAAATTTAATTTTCCAATTGCTTGTTTAGGAGCACCTGGCTCGTTGTACTGAGTATGAATGGCAATACCCACTTCACTTGCTCCAATTTGTTGTCCTAAATCACTGGCGGCGGGAATACTGTATGCTATAGTGTTAGGTTTAAACACATAAGCTCCTGTTTGTTCGGTAGGAGTTTGCGTATAAAGTAAATCTCCTTGAATAAATCCTTTAAAGTTTTCTGGAGTGGCTGCTTCTAACATGGGCCATAATTTTTGATAAATTGGTGCGAGCTCGTCTACTCGAGTGGCTTGATTACCCTTAGATCGTGCTTCGGCGTCACGATGTGCTAATTGCTGCGTAAGTTGGCGAGGGCTAGTAAACAATCCGCTATATCCAACAGCAGTAAATCCGGCCACATCAGTTAATACAAAAGCACCGTCAGGTTGGCGACCAAATATAACTGCAGGTTTACCGTCCCATTTAACTGAAGTTGATGTTTTGGTATTATCTTTAAGATGATCAATTACAGCCAAGGCATCTTTTATCCCAGCTGTACCACGCCTGAATACCAAATCTTCTATGTGTTCTATACCTTTGGCTTTTCCACCTTGTACTTGGGTATCTTCAATTAGCTGTGTCATTTTTTGATTGACAATGCGGTCTCGTAGTCTTGCCAAAAAGTTAACATCGCTTTCGCCGCGAGTTTCAAAAAATGGTACACCTTCTTTACTAAAGAATGCTCTAGCATCGGCCAACTTTAAATCTCGCTGTGAATCATTTTGCAAGGCCTGTACCATGGTTTCTACGCTATATAAATCTTCTTTGGTAGCAGATTTGCCTAATAAAAGTTTTGCAATTTTGTCCGGATCAGTTTCTACTACTTGGTTACTATCCCGACTTACAAGACCTTCACGAGGGACAATTTTATATCCCAAGGGTTTCCCAATACTGTTAAACATAATATGCCGATCTCGACCTGAATACTCTGAATTTGCCGGAGCCGATAAAAAGAATTTACCTACTCCCAAATTTTTCATAAACATAAAATCTGTTTGTACATATCCTTTATCAGGATTACCAGCAATGGGTGTTTTAAAATGTATTTGTCCGCCACCTTTTTTAACGTAATCTCTGGGATTAAGTTGATGACTATTACACCACTGTGTAAGTTCGGCGATTAACTGCTCGGGGGTTATTTTACTGCTATCAACTGCTACATCAAGATCACCGGATGTAGGTTTAAGTCCAGTTGATCCTAAAGTATTATTTTGCAAATCAAGGTCAACCATTTGTTCAAGCCAATCTAGTGTTGGTTTAACATCTATTTGATTAATACGTTGTGTCTGTATTTGCCCATCGGAATTTTTAAATACATTACCACCTTCTTTTAATATCATAGTTATTATCGCTGACGTTCAGTTATTTTATAAATTTTCATCCGTTTTCCTCACGGTGCGAGTAAACTTGCCTGGATCACGAAGTTTAATAGCATTAATTAATTTTCGTGTAAGATTATCTGCTTGTTCAGGACTGTAAGACTCATCAATCTGTTCTAGTAAGCGTATAGCACTAGTAATAATATTATTAGCACGATTTTCAATAATATGACGATTATCGCGCTCTGTATATAAACTGTCTAATTCTTCTAGAATACTACGAGTTTTCTTTTGCATTTTTGCCAGAACCTTTTTATTATTTATTACATTTTAAATTATGTAGTCTGGTTTAATTCTGCTTAATTTGTCCTAATAATTGCTTTAATTTAGCACTTTGTACATCCGCAGTAATTTTTCCAGTTTCACCTAATTCATCATCTATAGGTTCTGAATTAATTACTTTGCTTTGTGTTTTTATGCTATCGTAAATATTAGCTTTTTTAAATGAATTTATAGGGGTTGTTTCCTCAGGTAAATCCGTAATTCTCATAGTTTCAATATTATATTCTAATTCTACTTTTTGCCCAGTTCCATTACTTGTACGAGTTTTCATACATTGTAATTGATAACGCCCACGTTCTTTCATAGCACGACTTGTAAAAATACCAAACACATTATCAGCGGTATTAATTTTACTAATACCACCCGAAATATGACTATGGTCAAATTCAATTTCTTCCACTGCCGCACGATTTAACTGACTAGCGGTTACTAGT